TAAACAAATCAAATTTTCTTAAATCTGGATAATATGGTTCATTTTCATATGAATCAATATTTGGTATATCCTCTTTATTTGTAGGATAGTTTGCCATAAGAGTTAAACCTCTTGCAGCCTGCTCCGGTGTCATATACGCATTCCATCCTATTGATTTTATATTGTCTTCATGCATTACAACTTCATTTCTACCTGTTATAGAAGATATAGCTAAAGGCTTTGAAGAATTTTTTGATGATAAAAATTTACAAACTTTTACAAGACAGTTTGTAGTTGATTTTCTTACAGCGCTAGGAAAAGTTGCTGTTGGTGTAGATCAATTTGCAAAAGGCTTTACAAGTTTCTTTGGTGGTCTTGGAAATATTATTAAAGGAGTCCAAGTACAATTTTTAAAACTAAGTGCTATCGGACATGAACTAGCAAACTCTTTGTCTTTTGGTTTAGTAGGCTCAACAGAAAGAGCAAAAGAACTTACAGCAGAAGCAGATAGACTTTTTACATCTTTAGCACAACCACCTGAAACCAATACTTTTTTAACTGATACTGTTAAAACTATCAACAATATAATAGATTTATTTCAACAAGGTCTTGATGAAGATATAAAAAATTCTTTTGTCGGACCAATACAACAGGTTTCTGAATTTGACAAAAGATTGCAAGAATTTGCCCAAAATGCACAAGCACCATTACAAACATTTAAAGATGGTATAGGCACAACAGGAAAATTGATTGGCGACACTATGGTTTCTTCAATGAAAAAATTTGAAGATACTTTGGTAGATGGTCTTATGTCAGGTAAATTTGCTTTCAAAGATTTTGCTAATTTTGTGATAAAAGAATTATTAAGAATAGCAATTAGAAAATTAATTATAGATAAAATTACAGGTGGCTTTACTTCTTTTCTTGGCAATATAACAGGCAAAGAAAGAGGTGGTACTGTTACAGCAAACAGACCTTATCTAGTTGGTGAAGCTGGTGCAGAACTATTTGTGCCTAATAGAACAGGCACTATTATCCCTAACAACAAATTAGGTGGTGGCATGGCTCAAGGTGGTATGCCTATAAATATTACTTACAATATACAAGCATTTGACTCTAAAGATACAATAAGTGCAATTACAGAAAATGCACCAACTATATCTGCCATAATAGAAAGTGAATTTAATAAAAGAGGAAGAAGAGGTTTTGTAACATGAGTGGCAGTTTTCCAACATCACCATCTGCAAGTAGCGTAAATATCAAATCTATTGAGCCTACCTTAGTATCTGTCACACAAAATTTAAAAAGACAGGTTAGAAGGAGAGGTGGTCAAAGATGGCTACTAGAAGTTGAGTTTCCACCAATGACAAGATCAGAATTTGCACCTATCTATGCTTTTGCTATGAAACAACAAGGACAATTTGAAACCTTTACTTATGTGCCACCTGTCATAAGCACATCACAAGGAGATACAACAGAAAATCCTGTAGTTGATGGTGCATTGTCAGTTGGAGTAAGTTCTGCAACTATAGATGGTCTTACAGCATCAGAAACAGACATTATTAAGGCAGGAGATTTTTTTAAGTTTAGTGGTCATTCAAAAATATATATGGCTACTGCTGACATGGATGCAGATGGTACAGGTCATGGCACTTTGAACTTTGCACCTAATTTATTAAATGCAGTTGCCAATGACGAAACAATAACTTTTGCATCTGTACCTTTTACAGTTGCTTTCGCAGATGATGTAACTCAATTTAATACTGATGTAAGTGCTTTATATGGTTTTAGTATGTCTTTGGTAGAAGTGTTTTAATGAGATGGATAGAGGTAGTACAAGTGCATTTAGAACAGAGATTGTTAAATCAGCAAACAAACCTTTTCATTTAGTTAAATTATCTTTTGACGATGTAAGTTATTTTCTTTCAGATGCTTATATTCCTGTCACTTACGATTCAAATACTTATACACCAACAGGAAGTTTTCTAGCTTTTTCAGATATAGTTGAAACTAATGAAGCTAATATTGAAACTATAAGCATTTCTTTATCAGGAGTAGATACAACCTATATTAATTTATTTTTAGCGGGTGGTTATTTAGACAGAACTGTAGAAATATACAAAGCCTTTTTAGATAGTAATGATGCTTTGGTTTCTGATCCTTTATTAATATTTAGTGGTAGATTGAACAATCCAGCTATTAAAGAAGATGTTGATGCTGGTACTAGCACTATCTCAGTACAAGCAAGTTCATTATTTGTGGATTTTGACAGAATAAACACAAGATTTACAAACAATGAGTCGCAACAAAGTTTCTTTGCAGGAGACACAGGTTTTAGGTTTAGTTCTGTAATAGTAAAAGAATTAAATTGGGGAATGACTACAGGTGCTACTGCATCAGGTGGTGGTTCTTCTAGCGTATCAACACAAGGCTCAACAACATCTGTAGTAAATAATACTTCTCCTGCTGAAAAAAGTATTTTTAGCGAACATAGACCTACCAATCCTGTTTTTACTTTAGTATCAGATGGTTCAGTTAGAATACACATAGATTATGCCAATAGAAGTACAGCAAATTTTTCTGTTGGCGAACAAGTAAAAATCAATGGTTTTGAAACAACTACTTTTGCTGATGGTGAGTTCATACTAAGTTCTGCAATCAATCATTCAGAGGGTGCTGGAACTCACGCTATAGTTGCAATAGATAGTGATGGTTTTGGTTTTACTATTGCAGTTCCAAACACAGTAACATCTGTCAAGTCAGGTAAATTTGGTGGTAGTGAAATAGTAATTAACGAAGAATTAGTTGTGCCTGTATTAGTAGAAACAACATCAGGCTCAAATCAAATTACAGTCAATGCAGATAACTTTGCAAAAATAGGAGAATTTGTTTCTATGACTTTAGAAGAAATAACTTCTGTTGGTGGTATATCTTCTACTGTTATGGCATCTATAAATCAAATATCTGCAAGAACCACAGACACGCTAACAGTTGATCTAACAGAAACAAAAAATATTCTTGCCAATCCTTTGAAAACCACATCAGGCTCAACATCATTGGTTATAGATTTTGCAGAACATAATATTGCTGTAAGCGATTCAATTACTATTTCAGGTGCTACAGCAGTTGGTGGTGTACCAGCATCAGATATAAATAAATCTCATACTGTTTCTAGTATTACAACAAACACAGTCACAGTAGTCGTATCAACATCTGCATCAAGCACAGCAAGAGGTGGTGGCAGTTCTGTTTTATTAGATGGTTTTACTGTTAGAACTAATCCAATAGAAACAACATCTTCATCCGCAACTGTAAAAGTTCATTTTGCAAGTCATGGTTTAGCAAATAGCGATACCATAACTTTGTCAGGTATAGATGATGTGGGTGGTCTAGACAGAAGTTTGTTTAATAAATCTCATACAGTAGTCGATGCTAGTAATTCTGATTATTTCACAATAACTTTGACATCAAGTGCAACAGCATCAGAATTTGGTGGTGGTGCAAATGGTCTTTTAGAAAAGCCTGTAAAAGCAACATCGTCTGCAAGTTTTGGCTCGTCAGGTACTACAATAAATTTACCTACAGAAATAAGATGATAAACATAGCCAAAGCAAATAATTATATTGAGTCAAAACTAAATATTCCTTTTGCTTGGGGAACTAATGATTGCAATACTTTTATACTCGATTATTTTGATAAGGTATTTGGAACAGATTTGTTGAAAATAATTTATCAAAAATATTCTACCAAAGAAGGTGCGATAAAATTTCAAAAAGAATTTGCACAAAGAATATCAGGCAGATGCTTAGAAATAGGCATGATAGAACACCATCCAACTAAGGCAATCTTTGGCGATATTTTAGTAAAACATAATGAGAATTGGGATAGTTGTCACATTTGTATTGGTAGTAAAATGGCATCAGTAGATGAACATATAGGTACTGCCATATTACCAATATATGATTTTAATGATTTTGACTCTGCTTATAGATTTAGTAATGAAAATTAGAAACATAATATTTTTTATAACAGCTTTATTTTTTACAGGTAGTATTTTTGCTCTACCTGCTCTTGCACCAGTATTTGCAAAATTAGGAACAGCAGTAGCAACTTCTTTATTGGGAGGTATTGCAATTGGCACAGGAACAGCTATTGCAATAGGTGTAGCTGTGGTTGTCGTTGGTGCATACGCTGGAAGTCAGTTGCTTG